GTAATATTATGGGATACATTTTTTAAGTTAATAACAGAAGATTCTGGGTGGTCTAATTCACCTAGTGCTCTGTTTTGTTTAACTGATTCCATGTATTTATCGATCTCACGTTCCCATAATTCTTTTGGGTAGTAACGACCATTACCATTTTTTACTTCAGCAGTAGCTAGGATACCCTCAACCATGGGATTCCCTCTATTAGAGAGTTTTCCTTCGGTAAGCATTAAACCCTTAGGTTTAAAGAGTTGAGTTTCTACTAGTACTTTTTTCATTTTAGTCTTCGTACTCTTCAGTTACTTCATCTACCATTTCTGGTTTAGAGTAAGCTTTACCACACATTTTTTCGTACAACTTTTCCATTTTAGCCTTTCTTTTTTCAAGGTCTTTAACTTCACGTTGCATTTCTTTCATTTTAGCTTTATCTACTAATTCAGATAAGTTATCGTCTTCAGTAACCATTGAAATTCTATGGTTTTTAGTATCGATAGCTTCATCTAAAGCTTCAATTTGAGCCTCTAATGTAGTAATTTTACCTGCTTTCTCGATTTCAGCTAATTTAGAATCTACTGTTTCTTTTTTAACTTTTTTCTTAGGAGCAGCTTTTTTAGGTGCTTCTTCTTCCTCTTTAACTGGGGTAGGAATGTTTACGGGTTGTAAATCTACGTAACCACTAAGAGTTTCGTTTAGTAAATCTTTTAAATTTGCCATTACATCTTCTTTTAATTTAACTTCTTCCATACCTGAAGAAGCATATTTACCTTTAATTTCTTTATCTGATACAGCTAATCCGGGAGCATCTTCAGTATAACCAATACCTTTAATACCAAATGCCTGATTAGTAGCATAGTAAGTTCTATCTTTAGCCATATTTTTGGCTACGATTTCTTTTAACTCGTCTACAGTTTTATCAGCATTTTTAGGATCTTTCATTTCAGCGTAATACCCCTTTAAGAAAGACTCACCATACAAATTATCAATGTTTTTAGGATCTTTATAATCAAAACCAGCTGTTTCCATATCAACTACTTCTTTAGTTGGGTCTTTTTCTACTGCCTTTGCTTCCTCAGCTAAAAAGTTAGCCCAGTTGGCAAATGGATTTGCTGTGTTTTGGGTAACAACACCACCTACACCTTCAGTTAGGATAGATTTTTGTTTTAACACTTTTACTGCTGTTGGAAAATCAGTTAAGTTATTAAACAAGTTAGGAAACTGTCTTAAAGCAGTTTTCATAAACACATCTTTGTGTCCTTTTCCTTCTTTAATAAGGTTAAATTGTTCCTGTAATGTTTTCATTATCTGTCTTTTAATAATTGTTCAATGTCTTTAATATAATCTAAAATTAAATCTGTAGGGTAAACTACACTATAAGCCTCTGGTTTGTCTTGATAGTAAGCTATAGTTTCATCTTTAGCTTTGTCAATTTGAGGATAGAGTGAATTAAGACGTTTTTCAATTTCTTGAAACGCAGCTATACGTTTTTCTTGAAATTGAGCTCGTTTCTCATCTCGCTCATTTATATTTAATTTATACTTATACATATTATTACTTCCATAAATCTTTAACTTCAATGCCTTTTGCTTTTTTTCTTAAAGATTTTTTATTTACGGGTTTATACCCTAATTTATAATAATATATAGGTGCTTTACCAAATGCTTTAGGAGTAGCGTATTGTGGACCTTCTCCTGCTTGAGAAGAAAAACTATTACCACCTCCTGTAGTGCTAATTTCATCTAATCCTTTAATGCGAGCGTATTCTTTAGCTTTATTATTACGTAAATAAGTTCTTAACTCATTTCTACGTTTTCTAATATCTAAATAATGATCTTTAAAAAAAGGCTCACCTGTGATATCAGCTACTTCTTTAGCTGTTTTCATTAGGTCAGTAATATCTTTAAATAATTTTTGATAATCCGCTGTATAGTCAACGTCCCAAGAAATTTGACCTGTTTCAGGGTCAATATTAGTTACTGTGGTTTGTATACCACCTTTTACTTCGGTATCGCCAATTTTAGCCATGAGCGGTTTTTAATTCCTCTACTAATTCAAGATATTGAAGAATATTTACAATATTATCAGATGTTACATTTGAAGTTTTATCTAACTCTTCAATTAAATTATTTACTTCGTTGATTTTAATTTGAACTGCTTTATCAGTAATTTCAGATAATAACTCGTTTAGTTGAGTCTTTATTTTATTTACCTCAGTATTATAAAATTCTCTTAATACTGGGGTTGAGTCAACTGAATTAACGTATTGTCTTAATACTTCTTTTTGACTAGCGTGTAGCCCATCATACTTACCATTGAATTTTTCCATTAAAATTCTATAGGTGAGCATACGAGTATCTTTATCGTATGATTGGAATTCTCTTAATACCTCAGCTTCAACTTTTTCTCCATTAATATCTGAAGTAGAAAGATGCTCTAGGAGAGTCATTTTATTATTTACAATAATATTAGTATCTACTAAAGCTTCAGTATTTTGTACTTCCGATAACATATAATAAGCAGCATGTACTTTATAATGTGGAAGTTTTGTTTTAAAGAATTCTTCTAAGTTATAACTAGTTTTAATTTCATTAATTAAGTTATATTTCTCTTTTTTAAGAGCTCTACGGTTTAACTTTTTAGAGGATTCTAATAACGTTTGGATTAAAACATTAGCCTTACTTTCAGTAAGGGTAGTAGTTTTAGTTAACGCTTCATATAATTTATATTCCTTTCCTAATTCGGACTTAACGAAATATTTTTGGATCAATTTAATAGCGGCAGACTCTACACCATTTAAGGTGTCAGCTGTTACTTGACGAACTAATAATTCGAAAAGGATACCAGTATTTTTATACTTTGAATGTTTAATGTTCATTCCTACTAGGATTTATTATAAATATATAAGGAGATATTACTCTTTAATGTTTTTTTCATCTAATAAAGATTCTTTCTTTTTATCAGATTTAAACACTACTTCTTTATCCATGGCTTCTAATAAAGAACGGTTTTTAAGGAATTGCTTTTCAGCACTTTCTCTTAAACCAGGTTGATCATCTACTTTCATTTCTTTTTTACCTAGACGATCTTTACCAAATACATTATCTTGAGTATTAATATTAGATACTTTTTCTTCCGGACGACCTAATGGTTTTTTCTCATCATATCCATCAGGTACATTACTTGGGTCACTTTCCATTCTACCTTGTCCATATAATGAAGCTAAATCGTGTGGTGTACCATATGAACGTCCTGTTGTAAGTGGGTCATTACCTTCAGTCTCAATTTGAGCTAAACGGAATCTACGTTTTTGATCTTGTACAATCAAATCTCTATATTCTTCATACTGATCTTCACTAAAGTGGAATACATGTTCGTAAATCCAATCTGTTGGGAACATTTTGTTTTCCATCATTTGAGCAGCTAAATCTACTTTTTCTTTCATTAATGCGATCTTTTCTTGATCGTAAATAATAGAAGGAGTAGTTAAATCTAATTCAAAATTAGTCATTTGTTCATCTCTATACCCTTGAGCATATAAATGAACTAAAGCAATTTTATATAATTCTGAGATTAAGATACGTTGGATACGATCAATTGTACGACCGAAACGAATATCTTCAGCTGCCAATGTTGCTTTACCTGATAAATCAGCATCGTAACCCATAAATGCTTTAGGTACTTTAAGGGCAGCAAATAATTTTTCTCTTAAATATTCTACATCTTGAATACCATCATATGATAAACCAGGTGTAGTTTCAATTTGAGTTGCTTGATCATTTCCTCTAACTGGTAGGTAGAAATCCTCAAGTAGGTTTTGCATATTGTATTTTAAGTTATATTCACCTGTTTGCTCATCCATATACGGGGTGCGTTTTAGGGTAGAGATAGTTTTTTGCATGAAGTTTTCTACTTCATTAGGTGGAATAGAACCAACATTAATTTTAAAGATACGTTTTTCAGGAGCTCTTACAATTCTATGAATTAACATAGCATCTTCCATTAACGCATATTGCTTGTATAATTTACGAGCAGGCTCAATATAAGCTCTACCATAAGGTAAATAATTCATATCCGAAAGTAAACGGAAATGAGCAATCTCATAATTATCAAATGTAATCATATTAGCGTTCTGTTGATTAGGAACACTATAATAACCTGAAGATGAACCACCATAGAACCCATCTGGGTTGTAATTAAATATTACTTTAGATGGGTTTTCTGGGTCGAAATTTTCTTGTCTTTCAATATGGTATGCTGAATAAGGAATAACATTATACACACCAAACTTTTCTGAAATTTCTAGTTTTAAGAAGAAATCACCATACTTACACATTTGACGAGTCCAAGACCAAAGGTTAAACTCAATGTTTAATACATCGTAAAATAAGTTATATAAGATTTTTTGAATATCTTCATCAGGTGATTTAATTTGTAATACCTCACCCATGTCATTTTTTAAACTACACTCATCAGCAATGATATCAAGAGCAGAAGCAATAATAGCATCTGTATCCATTACATCATAATCTGAGTAAAGTTGAGTTCTAAGGTACTGATAGTTCATATTAAACTGAGCACCATATAAAGAAGTAGAGGATGGATTTTGATACACACCTCTGTATCTATCCATTAGAGAATTAGTTGCAAATTCTCCAGATGTTTGAATGTGGTCAGTATCAATTGTTTTTAATTGGTTACCCCCTACATTACGAATAACAACATCCGAGGAAAATAATCTTTGTAATCTAGTAAATAAGCCCTTATCAGCCATAATATAGTTTATTATTATAAATATTATCTAAGAAGCCAACTAATGTCTTCTTGTTTCCCATTTATATCTTGTGTGTATGGATTAGCAATGTTATTAGCATTATAACCACCCTGCCAAGATACTTTATTAGTAGAAATACTATTTAATGCTGCCTTACTCATATCTAAATGTTGTTGGCTAAATTTAAATGAAGTATCTCTCATAAACATACCAATACCAAATGACATAACTAAATCATCATTGTATCCTTGTTGTGCCTCAGCACGTCCATTTTTCCACATAAATACTTTCATTTCTTCAATCAAGCGTTTTGATTGAATTGTAACTGATTTATCATTAACGTATTCTTGGAGTTTACCTATTATTAAAGGTCTAACTCTTGATGTCATACTAAAACCAGGAACCATTTTACTCGTATCCATATATTTGTCAAAATACGAATCAGCTCTTGTAGAATCACTTTTAGTTGAATAATAAAGGTTAGTATATCCTCTATCAATGATAGTTTGAATAGTAGCCCAACCAATTGAAGCATTCTCTACTACAAGTAAAGCCTCATTATATTCAGATGCTATACCTACTAATAAATGTCCGTATTCTTTTGTTCCAATTTGACCCCTATATTCGGCAACTTGAGTATTGCTTTGAATGTCGATAACATGAAATGCAGAATAATCTTTCCCGTCTCCACGAGCAACATCAGCAACAACAAGGTAGGTTCTTGAGTAATCAGCGGGTTCCCAGATCCATAAATTTTGGTCAGCGCCTCGCTTCTCCAAAGGATCTTTGATATATGTTTGTTCATAAAATTGTAAATATTCAGCATAGAATACAGTATCACCTGAAGTAGAAAAATCACAGTCACATTCTTGGGCTGCCATTCTAGGATCACCTAGTAATTCATCCTGTCTATCTCTCCATGCTTGGTCACGTTCTGGGTGGACGTACCATGGTAATTTAATAGGTAAGAAATCGTTTTCTTGATTTTCTGCTCTAACCCATGTTTTATGGAACCAGTTACCTGTACCATATGGGGTAGATAATGCTATACAACCACCACCCGTAGCTAGTGTTTGTTGGGCTGAGGCCCAGATTTCACCAATATTTTCAATAAATGCTGCTTCATCAATTAACAACAAAGAAACGGCTTCCGATCTACCAGCATCACTTGATGCTGAAGTTGCTTTAATCTGGGATCCGTTACTTAATCGTAATGTTAATTTGTTATTTTCAGGTGCATCTATTTTAAGCCAGGAAGGTAAATTTTCATACATGAATTTAACCTTCGTAACCATGTTTTTAGCTGTATCCTGTTTTGTCGCAATACAAAGTACGTTTTTATCTTTATGGAATAACATTAACCACAAAGAATAACCTGCACCTAAAGTAGAAATACCTAACTGTCTAGATTTTAGTACTACAGAATATGGATTTTCTTGAAATAGTTTTAGGACTTTTTCTTGAAATGGGTACAGATGAAATGGAATACGTCCACGTTGTGGGTGCTGAATAAAGCAGTACTTTTTCATAAAGTGAATCGGATCACTAGCACACTTAACGTATTCCTGTTGAATTATTTGCCTTAAATTTTGTTCAGCCATTATTTACCTATTTTCCAATATAGGCGGCCTGATACTATAGGGAAGAAATCTTTATCTACTCCTAAACCAAAACCGTATACATTTCTTTTTTTATTAACGTACATTA